GCCATATCAAACCTAAATGGCTTGATGTTGATTTGATGAACTGTTACTCCCAGCTCTTTAAGTTTTTCTTGTGTGCCGTCCGTGCTACCAGTATCAGCAACAACAACATAGTCAGCCCCAGCACAGGCTTTCGCAAAGCGTTCCGCATGAAGAATCTCATTCTTTGATATTGCATACACAGCAATCTTCATGATATAAGCCTATCACATACCGCCAAGCATTAGTATGTCGTAAAGGTTAGCTGCGCCTGTAGCACCTGTTGAACCCGTTGACCCTGTGTTTCCCGTACTACCTGTAGGGCCAGTCGGTCCTGTCGCACCAGTAGACCCGTTCGTTCCAGCCGTACCAGTGCTACCAGTAGCGCCTGTTGCGCCCGTGTTTCCAACTGCCCCATTCGTTCCAGCAGTACCTGTAGCCCCTGTCGCACCCGTGGCTCCATTGGTTCCATTTGAGCCAGTAGGTCCAGTTGGTCCTGTAGAACCGTTGGTACCTGCTGAGCCTGTCGCACCTGTTGGGCCTGTAGTCCCAGTTGCTCCGTTAGTTCCTGCGGTTCCTGTGGCACCCGTTGCTCCTGTCGCTCCAGTATTTCCAGTTAGTCCAGTTGAGCCTGTGTTACCTATGGCTCCTGTGTTACCTGTATTTCCTGTTGCTCCAGTATTGCCTGTGTTGCCTGTTGGTCCAGTCGGTCCAGTAGAACCAGTGTTGCCAGTAGAACCAGTGGCGCCAGTAGCGCCAGTATTGCCGTTAGCGCCATTTGCACCAGTTGCTCCTGTCGGTCCGAGTTGGGTGTACATAATCTGCTCAACGTGAAGATTCACACTAGGGGATGCAGGGCGAGTTGGTGATGTACCTGCCGATACAGCCAACAATTCCATATAAGTATTTTGTGATGACCAATAGAATTGAATGTAATCGCCAGCATTTACGGTTAATAAATCTTCAATGTTTGCAAGCACTTGGTTATTAACACCAGCAGTTGTAAAGACTGCCGTTGACTCGGTTACGGCTGTGCCGTTAAGTGCATACCAAACGTTAACCTGATAGTTGCTTCCACCGCCTGTGGTAATGAACTGACCTAAAAGGTTTACTGAGTAAGTTCCAGCATAGGCAAAAGTTATTTGACTGCTTGAAACAATACTTACACCGCTTGAACCAGCATTGGTGTTAATTGTAATAAGATTTGCGCTAGTAGCGCCAGCGTTGGTTTGGGTTGTAGTGTCGTAAAAGTTTCCGTAGTAGCCTAAAGCGCCACCTGCGCCTGTAGCACCCGTAGCACCAGTTACCCCAGCGCCAGTATTACCTGTCGCTCCTGTGGCTCCTATAGGCCCTGTAGGGCCTGTAGAACCCGTATTACCAGCACCTGTGTTACCAGTCGCTCCTGTATTGCCCGTAGCGCCTGTATTACCTGTTAATCCAGTAGGGCCTGTAGGGCCTGTTGCACCTGTATTTCCGATAGCTCCTGTCGGACCAGTGTTTCCTTGGGAGCCTGTATTTCCTGTTGCTCCTGTGTTTCCTTGTGCTCCTGTGGCTCCTGTGACACCCTGCGCCCCCGTATTTCCAGTAGCGCCAGTGTTACCTTGTGCGCCAGTATTGCCCTGGGCACCTGTGTTGCCCTGTGCCCCTGTAGGGCCAGTTATTCCTTGGGCACCAGTATTGCCAGTAGAACCTGTATTTCCCTGAGCGCCAGTTGGCCCAGTAGAGCCAGTTACTCCAGTTGACCCTGTGGATCCAGTAGACCCTGTGCTGCCAACAGCACCTGTTGGGCCAGTAACACCTGTGGATCCTGTCGCTCCAGTGACGCCAATTGATCCTGTATTACCTTGGCTTCCAGTAGGTCCAGTTTGGCCAGTGCTACCTGTAGGTCCTGTTGGACCTGTTGATCCAGTTGATCCAATAGAACCCGTGGCTCCTGTATTTCCTTGGCTACCTGTTGATCCAGTTCCGCCAGTTCCGCCTGTAGATCCAATGGCTCCTGTGACACCTGTGTTACCTACCGTTCCTGCGTAGCCCTGTGGGCCTTGTGGACCAATTGGTCCAAGCTCAATGGTTAAAGTTTGTGTTGTGAGAACGTCAAAGACGTTTGTAGTAATTGGGATTTCAATTACGGAAATGCTATCAGGTGTGACTGACATTATTGAGTCACGCTCGCAGCCACTGTAAATGCACCCTGAAGAATCTTGTATGTAACGCCAGCTGTATTATCGGTAAGGTTAAGATCGTACAAGTAGTTGCCAGCTGTAAGGGCTGCTGTATCTGAAGCAGAAAGGTTGAGGTTAACTCGGCCATAGGCTGAGTCAATTGTAATCTTGCCATTGGATGTTGAAAGTTCAACAATGATGCCAGTGTCGGTAGAAGCACGAACCTGCATATCGGCGGTGTAGTTAGACAAAATAACTGGCACTCCGCCAATCTTCCAGACTGGGGCAAGTTGGAATGTGGTGCCTTGGTAAACTGTGATGTTGTATCTACCTGGATTCATCAAGGCTCCTTAGACTGTGGTGATGTTTGCGCCGTAACCAGCGTTAATCAAAATTGTTCTCTCTGGGTCGGTGATGATGTACTCATGCCCGCCGAGGTAGCAGTAATCTGCTGCTTGCGTTTCATCCACGCCTGGAGTTCTTTCACTTTTAACTGTTGTGCCGTATACAAGAATCGTATTGGCACGGGCAATTCTATAACGCCAGAACAATCGCGTGAAGCCTGCTGGGCCTTCTTCCACCGTAGGTGGCTTAAACATGTATGCCATTGTTCTCCTTATTGGGGTTAGCCCCCGCCCGAAAGCGGGGGACTAACACTTACTTCAAACTACGCTGTGTGGATTGAAGATGTTGATTCAATACGAACGAGTGATGGCTCACGGTAACGTGCCCATCCAAGTACGCCGTACCATCCGATTGGACGGAAACGCATCAACTTATCAACGATTGGTCCGAAGATGACATGTGGCTCTTCAGCAACTGCCTCTGCGAGTGCCTGCTTACCAGCAACGAGTGTACGGAATACACGTACGCCACCTGTAGCGTTGACATATGAAGAAGTACCGAAAGTACCTGATGCTGAACCAGCACCTGTACCGTCAGTGAAGTTGGCCATACGTGGAGACTCAACAAACATTGCGCCTTCGTATGTTCCGATTGTGCCTGGCCAGAACTCAGAAGCACCTGTCTCTGAGTACTTGTGGTCGTCACGCCATCCGCCAGCACCAGTCTCAGCACGAAGATCGTGTGAAACTTCTGGGTGGATACCAACCCAGTAGTACTCGCCCTGACGTGGGACAGCCTTGTTAGCACGGAGCTTAGCGACAGCCAAACGGATGTCACGAGACTTGATTACGTCTGTTGAGAGGATTGACTTGTTAGTAGTACCGTTTGTGTATGTACCAGCGAAGGTAGATACTACAGAACCGTTAACTTCTGCAATTGCGTTGATTCCGCCTGTGAGGGTAGAAAGCGCAACTGTGTCAAGTGAGTCAGCCATGTTGAACGCGATGATGTCTGCAATCGCTGGATCAACGTCTGAGAGTGAGAACAATTCAAGCTTACGGGTTGCAAGTGATGCATTTCCGTATTCCTGAAGTGTTACTGAAGCTGTTGTTGTGTTACCAAGTGCAACTGCATCTGGATCAACTTGCTCAGTAAGTGGTGTTGTTGCAGCCGAGAGATCAGTATAGAACTGGAAAACGACTGATGAACCAGGCATAGCCTGCTGTACTGGCTTCTTGTCCGCTACATCGCGAACCATTGGCACAGCACGAAGAGCGAACTCAACATAACGATCATAGGCGGTCTGTACGAGTGAGGTACCGAGCGAGCCAGAGGTCGTATCTGTATATGCGTTAGCCATTGTGTGTCACCTTCTTTCTGTAAAGGTTTGTGCTTGGATGGGTTTTTTATCGTCGGAAACGTTGGCTTGGTGAGCCTGTTAACGCGTTAAGTTCTTCAACTGTCTTTGCCCCAGCAATCTTTGCGGCCAGATCCTGGTCACGAGATGGGGTATTTGCGTTTTGTGTTGCAGCGTCAATGCGCTGATATGCTGCCACGTTTGCTTTGGTTTCTTCTGATGTTGGAGCAGGTTCTTGTCCAGCAATCTGGAATCCGAATACATCGGCGTTCTCTGATAGCCAGGCATCAACTGCTTCAGGCGTTGAAATATCGCCAGGAATAAACTTGGCGACCTTTTCTGGTACGCCTTTATTAGCCAATACTTCTTTGACTGAACGACTACGAAGATCTGACTGAATTTGCGCTAACTGATCAGCCAGTTCCTTCTTTTCTTTCTCTGCTCGCTTTAGGGCTTTGCGGAGATTTGCTGGACCATTATCTGTCTCAGCTGCTTCATTAACGAAGTCATCTTCGTCATCTTCATATTGGTTTGCCATACGGCACTCCCTTTCGTTGATTGAGACGCAGGCCACAAATTCTCACAGGGGAATGAGGTTTGGCTCCCACTACCAGTCTTAATACACGTCATCGGCGCTGGTGGACCGTGACGGATTCTGTTTACTGTAGGCCGCTTGTATCGCTAATGCCTAGGCTGCCTTTACCTGCTCCTGATGAACCTGAGAAGGCGCTGATTTCTTGAGTCTTGAGACGCTCAAGTTCTGCTTGGGCTTGTGCCTGAGTCTGTGTACCAGGCTGACCGAATACTGCGGTCTGTAATTCCTGACCAACATTTCCTGCTGTGCCGTAACCCTGATAACGATTAGCAAGTGCTTGTGTTGCTGGCAATTGCTGAGCGATGTTTTGGAATCCAGTCTGTGCTTGGGCTTGTGTGACACCCGCTGCTGCCAACTGCATTGCATAATCTTGTGTGGTGTTAACACCAGCACGAGCCGCTTCAGCTCCAACTTGTGCTGCCTGAACTTTCTGAGCAACGATGTTTGATGCAGTTGCTGGATCAAGAAGATGGAATACCATATCGCCAGTGCCAAGACCCATTTGATTTAATTGCTGAATAACATAAGGATCTTCTGAATTGACCGCTGTTGTGGCTGCATCAATACGCTGTTGTACTTCTGCTGGAGATACATCTACCGACATCAACTTGCCAATGTAATCATTGTTAATTGCTGTTGTTGGCAACCCTGCGCGAAGCATTACTGCCTTGTACTGTTGCTCAGTGGCAATATATGTTGCTGGGTCAAGGACTGGCAGGCCAGCTTGCTGACGAGCAGTGTTTGCTGAGAATCGTGTCTGCCATGCAGAGGCAAGAGATTTAATTGAAGGGTCTGAGGAATTAACCGCAGATGGGTCTTGAATAACCGCCTTGATGGTGTCTGATGTATAACCTTTTTGCAACAAACCTGTAATGCCAGATGCAATATCTCCGCTTAGGCCATAACCAGTAAGGGTAGATGTAAGTAACTGAAGGGCATTTTGATCTGTTGATGGAGCAGCGTTTGTCGCTCCTGTTGCCGTTGTTGTTGGTGCGGTTTGGGTAGTTGTTCCCATTGCAGCCATTTGGGATGATGCAGCATTGCTGGCATAAAGTTGCCAAGAACCAGTATTGGTTCCGCCAATCCAAATATATTGTGACCCTGCTGGCGCTGTCGGCTGAACAGATTTATTGCGCAGTGGGTCTGTCATTGTTGCAACTGGTGTAGGTGCAGGGGCTGGCGATGCAGGTGTTTCTGTTGCTGGCGCGGGTGTTGCCATTGGCGTTGGATCAGGCGCAGAGGCTGCATAGTTAATAGCGGCTGCTTGATCTGCTGCGCTAACAGTAGGAGTTGGGGTGGCTACTGAACCACCATCAAGAAGATCTGCTCTTAATCTAGCCATTAGTTTGCCAATCCAAAACTCTTGAGGAAATCTAATCCTGTTGACATTAAGCTGTCACGAGCATTATTTGTTTGAAGCCACTTAGGATCCTGACGGAGCAAGTTCTCAAATTGCCAAGTAGGCATAGGCTGGCTTGTACCATCTGGTCCAACGGTAAGCCCTGCCGCTTTTTTAATATAAGGATCTGTAGAAATATCTACAGCGTTTGGGTCAATTTCAAGGATACGAGCCATTGAGTTGATATATGGTGAAACAATGTCTGAAACCTTAAAACCTTTATCAATCTTGTCTGCGTATCCAGACCAATCCAACTTTGCCTGATCTTTAATTTGACCCATGAAGTCATTAACAGTTAATCCACTAGAAGGATTGTTGATGGCGTTTGCGGCATCTTGGTACCAAGAATCAACATGGGCAACACCCATTTGCTGAGCGTAACTTTTGAGAGAATTGATGTTGTCAAGAGCGGTTCCACCAGCGGGGGCAACTGCTGGTCCAGTTGCGCCAGTTGCAAGCGTTCCCGCTGCGCCAGTTATACCTTGTGTTGCACCTGTTGTGGCAGCTGAAACAATCTTGCTTTTAAGAATCTGTTGGTATCCAGCATTGCCAAAAGCGTTTGCATCATATGCTTGGAATAAAGACTTATCGGCAAGATCTTGAATAACAGAATCGCTTAGTGTGCCATATCCCATCTGAGAAGCCAACTGCTTGATCTCGGCAGAACGGTTTTGAATATCAATTGGGTATGTATTATTGATAAACTTGGATGTGGCATACAAAAGACCTTGATCTTTGTTTGCTGCAAACCAATCAGTCTGGCGGAAGTTTTTTTGGAATGATGAAGCGTTGCCAAGCCAACCTTGCTTCTGCGCTTCTGCTAGGAAGCCAGAAAGGGTTTGCTGCCAAGCAGGACGGCTTGGGTCAATTTTTTTGCCATCATCTTGGTGCCAGAAAGCGTAAGCACCACTACTTGGTGTTGTTAGTGCTGACTGCACATCCGCTGGGCTAGTTAAACCTCCAGCAAGACCACCAGTAGATCCTGTATCAAATGCAGGGGCAGGAGGTGTGGAGGGACCTGTAGGTCCAGTTGAAGCAACTTTAGGTTTAGTAGCCATTATGCAGCACCCGCATCCGATTTAGCCATCTGGGTTAACATGTCAAAAGCAGTCGTTGCTGACTGGAACTCCTGAGCAGAAGCAGATGTTTTAATTTGCTGAGTAAGAAAATCTTGTGGATTTACGCCAGTCGTGACCTGTGTACCGCTAACAGTTCCACGCTTACCTGATTGCTGGTATGTGGTTTCGCCAGTATATTTGCCAGGGTTTGCCTTTTCAGCGGCAAGAAGTTCTGCGCCATATTGCTTAATTTCAGCAGGCGTAGCGTAGCGACCAACAAGTTGCTGAAATAAACCGTTAACTGTTGACTCAATATCAGGTTGTGAAGTTTGAGTTAGGTATGTGGTATTTGTTGTTGTGGGAATTGCATATGGATTGGAGGCGCCGCCTGTTAGACCAGCAAGAGCCTGTGCAAAAGCACTCTTGCCAGCAGCACCTGTTGGTGCTGGTGCTGGTGTCGCTGATGGTGTTGCCATTACGATACTCTCCTAAATACGCCATTGATAACATTTGCAAGATTTGAATTATTGGTCATTTCTTGATCCAAATAATTGTTCCAAGCATCTTGAATTGCATACCCGATACTTGTAAGTTTTGTGCCCTTAGTCTGCTGGCTAATGGCTGCGTGGTAATCGTTGTAACTTGAAAGCAAGTCTGCTATACCTGTTGCTTGCTGTGAGTTACCCAACTTGCCTGTGCTTTGCAAAGACTGGAAATCTTTGAGAGCATTTTCGGCATCTACAGTCTTGGTTGGATCTTTGTAACTAGCCCACCAAATTGGGTTCTGCTGTCCGTATGCTTCGCTAACAGACTTCCAAGCCTGTGAAATTTGACCAAGGGCTGTGATGTTATTTGTAGCTTTGGCCTGCTTAATGGCATCTTGGTAATCCTTAAAATCTTGGCCAAGATCAGCCCAACCCTTTGCAACATATACCGAATTCATAAACTCTGCTGGTGTCTGCTGAGCGCGAAGGTGCATTGTAAGCAACTTATTCTCAATAGCCTGAATGTCCCCACCAGCTGTGTTTTGAGGAACAAGGTATGCAGCGCCATTTGGATGGCTTTGCATAATGTCCTTGTTGGCATTTAACCAGTTAATGGTTGCATCCGAAAGCGGAATTGTTGCTCCGTTTTCTTTGGTCTTTGAGAAGCCTAAAGTGTAGGAAATTGCTTGATTGCCATGGCTTGATAGGAACTTATCTTGTGCCTGAGCAATTGTCATGCCAGACTTAAGCATGTTTTGATATTCATCGCGTAAAGATTGCAAGTTCTTATTGTAATCCATATTGGATACGTTTGGTGCTAACGGCAAGAAGAATGAAAGCAAGCCCTGAATAAACAAGTTTGACTTTGCGTTGTTTTCAATCTTGTCAAGGATCTGCTGTTGCTGAGCAGGTGGCAATGATGGGAACTTATCGTCAATAAGTCCATGGTATTGCGCACTGGCAATAGCAACCAAAGTAGCGTTGTGAACTGCGTTCACTCGTTGATCCATTGTCAAGCCGTTAAAAATGGCCCTAACACTTGAGTTGGGAAGAACAGTATCTAGCCAGTTAGTTGCTGGGTATCCACCTGATGCAGCACTTGCTGCCTTTTCCATCCACGGGAAACGCTTACCAAGTTCAGTTACTGCAAGGTTTGCCATTGGTGAGATACCTGGCATCTTGACTTCTGGGAGAACAGTTGCAAGAGATGCAGTGTTTCCGATAACGGACTCTGGCATGCCAGAAAAAGAGTTTAATCCGATGGCTTGGAGTCCACGGAGTGCAGCATTACCAAATTCACCAACAAGTGGGTAGACAATATACTGCTTGCCAGTTGAGTCGGTATGTACAAATCCAGGATTGTTCATTCCCTGCTGGATCATCTGAAAGTCTCTAAATGTGCGGATGGCACGACCATCTTGCAAACCAAGGCGACCAATACGCTTTAATGCCTGTTCCTGTGCAAAGTAAAATGGGAACAAGTTACGGCTCATTGTTGCCCACTGGCTGCGAAGTGCAGGGTTGTGGATCAATGGAACCATTGCAACTGTTGCCTTTTGACCTGCTAGGCGTAGTGCTTCATCCTCAGTAATTGCACCTGAGTCAAGAAGTGGCTTGAGATCACGGAAGTTCTCATATAGGTAATGAGCAAAGATGGGCTCACGAGAGATATGATCAATAACTGGGTTAATAAATGTACGGTATCCAAAATCAAGAACCTTGTCTGTAGCATTTGCCCAGTTTGGCTTGTGAGCCTTTCCAAGAATAGCAAATGGGCTATCTGTAGTTGGAATGTTCTTTAGCGCAGGCTCGTATGTACGCTCGCCATTCTTGATGTTGTTGATAAGATCTTCGTGGATTTTTCCTGAAGCACCTTCAACTAAACCACGGAATGATGAAACAACTTCGTTGGCATATGAGGCAGGATCGCCCTTAGATAGACCAACCATTGTTGGGCGGAGATCCTTGTACTGGTTTGTATCCTCAACACGAGCTTGGAAGGATGCCTTAACCTTGCCCCATTTTTCATCATTAGAAAGTGATGACCAGTCTGGTGACTTTGAGAACTTCTGCCAGTCTGCTGCAATATCCTGAGCCATCTGCTCATTGCGCAACTTGGATAGGTTCTGCGCCCAGTACATATGGTAGTGAGGATTTGTGCCAGTAAGGCTTGCAATTTCCTCGGTTGGCTTGGCTGTGTGGCCCATCAACTGTGAAAGAATATCTACACGATCATCGGCATTGTTCTTAAATGACTTGCCGTGATCTGATGCAACGCCTGCTGGGATACCTACGTGACCCATTAACTGCTGGTACTTGGTAACAACATCTAACTTATCAGCTGCTACATAAGGAGCAATCTTGCTGTTGATAAATCCAACTGGACTGATACGGTTGCGAACACCACGAATATCTGTAGCCAGTTCATTGGCTCGTTCAGTGGCGCTGAGGCTCTTGTAGATGTCAGCCTTTTGCTTGATAAGTTTTGTTACAGCGTTGTCAGTGATAGATTTGCCAGAAAGCAAGGCAGCATGATCTTCGCTAGTAAGTGCCTGAGCGGCAGAATCTGCATAACGGGCAATAGTGTTGTCATCTAGATTGTGCAAGATGTTGTACTTTGCTGCACTTTGAGCAACCTGAGTCTTGAGATAATCGCCAAGACCAGCACGGATGATCTGGTGTAATGCCTCAGATGAGGCTACGCGTAGACCAAAACCTGTTGAAAAAAGAGTAAGCGGTGCAAAAATTTTATCAGTGTAATAAGTAAATCCATCATCCAACTTCTGATAAAGAAGGCTATGAATTGTTGACTGACGCATAGCGTTACGCAATTCTTTGAAATCAATAAATGCATTGTTACCGCGTTGCCAAGACCAAAGGGCTACACCCTGCTTACCGCCATCTTTCATATCTACATAACCACGTGGTGCGCCTGACTCATCATGGCCATAGGCAATGTTTGTCAATTCACCGTTATCTGTGGCACGTTGCGCCTGTGACATAACACGATTGACGATTGCATCGTTAGATGAAAGACCAGCGTTCTTGACAACTTCCTTGACAAGATTACCGTACATCTCTTGCTTTGTGGCAAGATCTGGCTCAAGCATGATTTTAGCAGTATGCTCAAGAGCAAGGTCGTGTGGCATAGCGTAGTAAGCCATGTTGTAAATCTGTGGCGCAAGGTTTGGGTCATCCCAAGTAAAGTTTTTACCTGACTGCTCAAGTGTCTTAGCGTTAATAGCCAAAGCTTTATAGCCAGTAAAAGTACGAACTTTAGCAGCAAGACCATTAAGTGCTGCTTCCTTGGCTCCTGAAATGTCAAACATGCCCAATTTGGCAAGGGCAGTTGGTAGCGCACCCTGAAGTGTTTGCTTTTGTATCGTGCCATCTGGGTTAAGGAGTGGGTTGCCTGCTTCATCAGTAACTGTTGATGTCTTAGGCAAAAGCAAGTTGCGTTCTTCGTTAAGCGATGTGCCAGATTGACGGATAGCCTGAAGGCCCTTGTCAACAAATGCACGAGCTACTGTCTGGGTAGGCAAAATCAATGTTGTGCGTGGGGCGGCATCCTTGGCAACAAGTTCTGATGAATAGAGTGTTTTACCCATTTCATTAACAACCTGCTGTGGCGTTGATGCTTTAGCAAGGCGCTCGGCTTCATATGTTGTGAACTGGCTTGCTGGAAACAAACGCTGAATTTCAACTGGGTTTGATGTCTGTGCGATTGTGTCTACAGCACGACGAAAACCAGTATTGGCTATATTGTCATAGGCATCAAGAACTTGTGAACCGCTGTAAGCCTTACCTGAGTAAGCAACCATAAAATCATTAACAGACTTTGATTGTGCAGCAATAGGCAATGTTGCCTTGATCTGCATTGGCTTGCCAGACTCATCAAGTAATGTCTTTCCAGCGTCATCTACAGCTGCGCCGACATACTTGCCAGATTTAAGTGCTGAATTAAGTTGACCACCTTTAACAAGTGGGTCAGCACCAAAATCAAACACAGCATCTGTAACGCCAGAGATGGTCTGACCAAATCCATGCTCAGTATCTTTAAGAGCAGAAAAGCCTGGTAGTTGACCAAGAACATTAGAAAGATCGCGACCAGGAGAAATCAAATAATTTGGATCCTGCGACTTGGCAACTGAATCTTTGAAAGATGGGATAAGTTTTGCTAATCCACGCTCGCCAGCGGCTGCAAGATCTGCGCCAAGAACTGCCCCCATTGGACCTGCGAGAGAACCAACTGCGGCTCCGCCTGCTACACCAAGAGTGGCAAGTACGCCTTGCCATACTGAATGGTCTGTATAGACGCTATGAAGAAACTTGTAATCTTTTTGCACTTCTTGCAATGGCTTATTTGCCCACTGCATAATTGTGCCAACGCCAGGGACTTTGCCCGCTGCTTGAGTAACTGTGTTGAGAACGCCTTTAGCATCACCAAGAATTGTTCCCCAAACGCTCTGGGAATTGTATTGTTTTTGGTGATCGGCTAATGCCTGAGCATGGGTCGCAATTGTATTTGCGCCAGCAAGAGTAAGAGCAGCATCGGGTGATCCTGTAGCAATTGCGTCAGCACCAAGCTGTGGAGACTTTTGTACAAGTTCAGGATGATTTTGTACAATTTGGTTTGCGACAGCAACGTTTGGTGTTGTTGTAACTGTAGGTGGAGTAACCGATGGCGTAGGTTGCGGTGTAGGCGTTGCCATAGATTACTGTCCTAAGATTAACGCGAGTCGCTTTAACTCTGGTGAAGCATCAGGATGTGATGCTAATGCCTGTACGGTTTGCTTGGCAGAACCGCCACCAACAGTGGTGGGCATTGTGCCAAGGATCTCTGGTCCAGCACCAGGACCAAGTGGTGAACCTGTAGTTACTGGTTCATTTGGGCGCTGTGTTGGAGCAGTAAGGGGAACGATTGGCTGCTGTGGAGTAGCCTGTGCTTGTCCACCTTGCTGTGGCTGCATAGAAGATGCAGGAGCAGGCTTTGGTGGATTGTTTGTTTGTGCCATTGGTGCAGATGCCTGCATATCCATTAGCGATTGTGCATCTCCGTAATTAGGCATACCTGCCACATAACGAAGTGCTTGCTTTGATGCTGGTCCGCCATCGGTTCTTTGGCTTAAAGCCCCA